AAGGCTGGTCAGTCTTATAGCGGACAGATTGTACTTCCTATTGAAGAAAGAGCAAACATACAAGCTACTGTAGCTACAGCAGGGCAAGAGAATGTAGCAGAAGATAAATTGGGTATTTTAGAGCCATTGAGAGCTAGTCTAGTATTGGCACAAGCAGGTGCTTCTTATATGACTGGTTTAGTAGGCAATGTATCTATTCCTGTTTATTCTGGTTCAAATGTAGGCTGGGCTGGTGAAGTGACTGCTGCTTCTGATGGTGCGGGTACTTTCAGTGAAGTAAACCTAGAGCCTAAAAGACTGACTGCATATATCGACGTATCTAAGCAGTTCTTAATTCAAGATTCTAACAGTGCAGAAGAAATGTTGAAACGTGATATTGTATCAGCTATTTCTAATAAGTTGGAAGCTACTATTTTGGGTACTGC